TCTTGTTCATATCCTGGACTTTTCTTGCAGAGTTCATATCCGATGGCGGGGGAAGGGCTTTGCCGCCTCCAATATCCCCGTAATGGACAGCACCTTTCCACCAGTTTTTTTCTGATCCCTGCGCTCCACCGGACATAACCTGTTTTAACATCTCTATCTTTTGCCGGGTCGCCTCCGATGCGCCTCCGACTGCCTCGATCTCCAGTGCGGTAATCTCAAGCTGGTCGATCATCGCCTGGGTATTTGCATCAGCCGAAAATGATGATAAAGATTTTTTAAAATTCTCCATTTCCAATTCAGCCGCTCTTTGCTCCTGATAGTGGTTAATAGTTATATAGGTTAGCGCGCCCAGGGCAGCAGCGATAATACCGGCGGGCGTAGCTAACGCTGTAAATGACCTGTATGCCAATATCTCGGTTACTACAATCAGCTCTTTTATCTGCGCTGTTAATTTTGCCGCAGCCGCAACCGACGTGAGGGTTTGAAGTACGAAATATGATCCCATAGCGATAGAAGCGGCAATCAGTATTTCTTTTAGCTCACCTATCACTGATATGGTTATTTTGCCTGCCGTCCAGAGATTCTCAATTGATCCGACAGCCACGGCAAACGCAGTTTTGATATTATCCGCCCACCGGGCGAGATCGCCCGATGCCTTTAATTCAGCAAGTGTTCGTTCCCATGATTTGAGTTTATCGACAAATCCTTCAATTATAATGCCCAGGGCAGGGGTGAATAATTCTCCGAATTTGAGTTTTATCTCTTCGATAAACCGTGGGAGGGATGTCATGAGTTTGCCGACTGTCCCCATAGCCGCTTCATAGGAACCGGCAATATCCTTCCCCCGTTCCAAAACGAGATTCAATGCGATCTGCTGCTTTTCTTGAGACGACAGCGATTCCACCGTCCTCCCGGCTGCTGTTGCAAATTTCCTGTACGCAGACTCAAACTCAACGGTAACGCCGACGGTGCGCAATATTTCCGGTTGAAGCGTGGTGATGCCGTGCATCAGCCTCTGTAACGCCTCCGATGAATTGATATTTCCTATCACCGCAGCATCCTGGGCGACACGGGCCAGCTCTTGAGATTTTGTCAGATCAAGGTGTGCCTGCATCATGCGGATAATCGATTGTTCTGACTCCTGAGTGGTTATGCCCATCTTTCTGACGCCCTCGGCATAACTTTCCACCTCTGCCTTGCTATACCCGGCGTTTTTCCCTACGGTCTGCATGACGATGCCGAGTGTTTCCACCCTGGCGGCAAGCGTCGCCGCGTCCTTCAGCGTTTCAAACGCCTTAAATGATGCATACAGCGACGACAGGCTTGTTATCAGGCTCCGGAACCCGCCGTTCAATGCAGGGATTGCCGATGTAAGCCGCTCGGCTGATGATCGTAAGGATTTCATCCCCGATTCGGTCTGCTGAAACACGGACAATGCCCCCTTATTATCGGCCTGTATGACTATATTGACAGAGTTCATATATGTGCTATACTCTTTTCTATGATATTCATAACACTCGTCGCACTCTTAAAAGGTTTCCTCACCGTCGGTCTGTTTATCGCCGCCGCAGGGTTTTTTGTTGTATCCGATGTTATATCGGGCATCCTTATATGTGCCATCGCTGTTATCTCGTTAAGGGCGTGGTGACGCACCGTTCCATCCTCTCCATTTCATCTGCAAGCACCCCCATATCCATCCACTCTTCCACTGACAAATCATTCGCTCCAAAGGGATAACCCGCACGTTGGAGCCTATAGATGTACCAGATATGCCCGAACCATTCACTCGGTTCATATGGGACACTCCCGTCGCATTGAGCGCATTTTGCGGCAAGAAGCTCGCCTGATGTTTCCATGCATTTTTTTCGTTTCTCTGGAGTGCATCTGGCGGCAAGCCTCCTTAGCTCCTCGCCAAAGGGAGGATATCCTCCTCAATTGCCGTTTCTATCTCCACATCCGTATCGGACGCAACACGCGCCCCTTCATACACAACTGTTGCAAATGTCGATATAATGTCTGACGCCATACGTCCGAGCAATTCCCGCCAATCCTCGCGGTAGTTCGGGCTTTTCATATCGGATGATATGGGCCTGCCGGCAACCCCGAAATCCCCTTCCCGGAAACCTGTGAGTATGGCCAGACCGAGATCAACCTTTACCTTTGGGTTCAATATCAGCTTATTACCTTTCCTTTTGTAGAGCTTTGACTGATATTCAACCTCTTCCTGGGTGGTCGGGTTGCGGTAATACAGTTCTATTTCAGTGCCCGATCGGGCATCGCTTATTACTATTTTATTTGTTGCTGATACATCTAAATCCCTCATTTTGTCCTCCCTTTTTCTATGTTCTATGTTCAACGTTGAACCTTGAACCTTGAACCTTGAACGGTTTTATAATCAGCTTTGTCTTATTTTGATTTCCCCGTTGCCGGCGCTTAATGTCGGATGCGCGGTAAATGCCAGGGCGTACGTTGCCATACCTTCTCTGCCTCCAAGTTTCGGCGGAGTCAATACCGTGTTGCTCAATGTAATTACAAACTGATTGCCCGCAGCAGACCCGATTGTTGCCGTGATTGTCCCTGCATCTCCGTCTTCCCAGAGGTCAAAAGGATTAAACGATGAGAGCGCAACCAGTTCAGGGTCGATGCTGCCTTCAACCTCCCTCCCGACGATGCTGTATCTGTATATGCCGTTTGATGCATTGGCAGACATGCGTTTGGCAATCTTGTTTTTAATCGTGACCTCGAAGTTTTCAATGATGCCGGCGTAGGTGTGGACGGTAAATGTAGCGCTTCGGAACATAGGCGGTACAATCGACGTTGCCTCAAATGTCGGAGCAGGAAATGAGACATCCGTAACGGACGCCTTGCCGCCCCACAAACCGATTAGTGAGAATTCGAGGGTTGCGATTTCATTTGCTTTTGCAGACAGTTTGACGCTTTCTGCCATACACCCGAGCACCTTCCAGAGCACGCCATCCTGGTAAAACCAGATGGTGCAGGATTCGCCGGCGGCGGAGCTATTCGGATCATAATCAACATATGCTCCGCCTATTGATTCAGTGAGGTTTGCTGCTCGCAGCAACGCCGCTATTCTTGGCGGTGTTGTGGCTACACCCGATCCCCTGACTTCTACCGGGAATGATATTTTTACCCCTTCCCCGAGAGGTATTTTCTGCAGCGCCCCGAAATATGGCAGCAGAACCTTTCTCTCCCGGCTTGCATCTGCTATTTCAATAGATACCTTGCCGGTAAGCAATGCATTATCACCGACCGTAGGGGTAGGGTCATTACCGTATATCGATTCTACTTTTGCCAGGATTAATTGTTTTTCTTCAAGACTCATTGTTTGCCTCCCTCTTATCTATATTTGGCACAAAATCTTGTTTGTTGATGTCGTAACGATAGGTGCCGGGTTGCCTGTCCATACCTGCTACGGGAGATCCCGCGCTTTCCGCATCTTCCTGTTTTGTACATGCCTTCCCGAGCCTCGCGGCCATCGCCTCGTCATTCAGGTTCTCTTTTTGTGGTTTGCCCTTTGCCGCAGTTTTATATGATCCTGGTTGTCTATCCATGTTGCCTCCTTATATCGTTCTATGTTCTATGTTCAACGTTGAACCTTGAACTTTGAACTTTGAACGGTTTTATGTCGGTACGGCCAGATAGTGCCGCGTCCTAAATTTAATAACGTAACTTATCACCCCGTCCGCATAGTCGGACAATTCCCGCGACACACACATAAAAGGTTCTATATCGTCATTATCAAGCTGTTTCCCCTCTATCGCGTCTCTCACGGCATCGATGAGTGCATATACACCGTCCGCCGCATCCTTTTCCGATGAGAGGTTTTTAACCGAGACCAGACATTCATAATCGGTTTGATATATGGGTCTGGGTCGGCTGCCCGTGTTCGTATCTCCTGCAAAATATACAAAACATGCCGGATAGTTTATAGCAACGGGCGGTCTTTTCCGCCCCAGCGATTCGACGATCCGGAAGAGCTTGTTATCATCATCATCATCTTTTAGCGCCGCTATCGCCGTTATGATGTCGTCTTCGATGTCCGCTATGGTTGCCATCGTCTCTTAAAATCCTCTCATCTTCGGCCTGGTGAATATTCTGTCGCTTTCTGTCTTGTTGCATTCGGCGTATGACGCCCCTGTTGACGCTGTGGGTTCGGGGTCTTCGCCTATGGATATAATTCCTTTCGCTATGCCTTCGAGCTGCCTGATAGCATTTTTGTATCTCTCAGAGCGGGTTTCCGGTATGGTCTCAACGCGCCTGGAATACAGATTGTATATGGCTATATCCACAGAACATTTTTTGACGATATCGGGTACACTTGAAAATGGCACGGAGTAGCGTCCGCCGCAATAGCTGTCAATTTCTGCATCAGCCTGTGCTATCGCCTCGGATACCCTCGTGGATACCTGCGCCCCTGTACCCTCGTCGTCGGTCAAATCAGTTACATCCGCAGAGGGCAGCATCTTTTCTATATCTGTCTTTGTACAATATGCCATATCCGCCTCTTTTTCAGCTATCGGCTGTCAGCCGTGCTGCTTTTCTGTTTTTCTGATCTCTGTTTCCTGCTCCCTGCCGGTGCCTGTACCGGCGCCTGTGCCGGCGTTTCTTCAGTTTTTTCAATGGATCGTGCCGGCGCTTGCACCAATGTAACGCTAAGCATCGGTTCGTTCATGAGTATGGTTGCAGTGTCGGCATCTACATCCACTTCTACGGGCTGCCGGGTAAATTTCATCTTTGCCCGGTAAAAAGATTCTGGCTTTGATCTGATTAACAGCTTCATCTACACACCTCCCTTTAATCCAGATGATTAGATGATTAGAGGGTTAGAGGGTTTGCTAAACATCTAATCATCCAGTCTTCTAATCTTCTGTCAGCCAACCCTCCAACCTTCCAGCCTTCTAATCATCTGTTTTTCAACCTTCTAACCCTCCAAACTTCTGTATCTTCTATGTCAACCAGGGCACAACAACGAGTTTAGCCGAGTTGTACCAGACATTGCTTGCGCCGGTCGCATCAAACTGTGCTTCAACAAGAGCCTTGCCTGCCGCCTCGTTTGACGGGCTTACAACAAGGTGTGTCGGTTTGATGTTCAGAGGCGTTGTGTTGTCTTCTTTGGTAAAGCCCATCATTGCCGTCCTTGCAGCAGCGTAATATGTGCTGTTTAACGTCTGTTTGCTGCCGTATGCGAGCTGCCACAATCCATAGCCGACGTTCTTTCTGTCGTCTACGCCATAGCGGTATTTTTTGCGCATAAAGGCGTTTTCATCGTCCGGCTTATCCATAGACACGAACTGAGGCTGCTTTCTTACCTGTAGGATGATCGGTTTGATGGGTTTGCTTAAATCCATTAAATACCATGCATAAGATGCACCGCCGCCGTAGTTGCTCTGGGTGGATGCGCCCACAGGGTGGTCTGTGTCGAAGAAATACTGTCCGTCAAAGCAAGTTGTCGCAAACCCCGCAGCAAGCAGCGCAAACACAAGATAATCCGGATGTTCCTTAGCTGCCTGTGCAAGCCCCTGAATCATGGGGGTGTATACGCCTATTTGGTCGTCCTCAATGTCGTTTCTGTCTACCTCGATAGTTGCCTCATAGTCCTTATTTGTAATCTCATAATGGAATGCTGCCAGGTCTTTGATAACCCTGTCTCCAACCCATTCCCTCATCATCGGGAAGTTTCCCAGCCATTTGTAGTCTACGCTCCTGCCTGTTGACGGCACCTGCATGGCTATAATAGGCCACAAAGAAGATGCCGCTTCGAGAGCCTGGTTAAATATCGTGGAAAACGTCCTGTATATCCCTGTTAAATTTGACTGATTAACAATCATGGTTATTCCTCCTTTTTTATATCGTTCTATGTTCTATGTTCAACGTTGAACCTTGAACCTTGAACTTTGAACGGTTTTATTTACGCTGTCAGCAATTTTTTCTTATATTCAATCCACTGTGCCAGCATTATCACATCATCGGTGCCGAGCGTACCGTCTTTAGGCTTAATGGTCAGCTCTATTGCCGCAGGGTAGGCCGTCAGATTTGCCAGCGCAAGGGTCAACGTTACTTCCTGGACAGTCTTTGCAACCGCATCGCCGGTCATGGCGCCTGTGTCGCCGCCAAAATCGGCGTCAGCGTCGTAGAGTTCCCCGACATCGTTATTGTATGCGGCCACAGTAAATTTGGTAGCGTCTGCGCCTGTCGCTCCTGTCTTTGCGGCAAGGATATGCAGTACCATATTTGCTGTTACATCCGCATCGGGGGGAACTATAACTTTTGCGCCCACTGCAAGAGGAGCGGCATGGTTGTTCCATCTGATGCCAAGCCCTTTGGCCGTTACGCAATACCCCGGCACATCGCTTGCGCCGTCCGAGAATGCGGCTATTGCCACGCCTGCCGCGCTGAATGCCGGAGTAGGTATATTAATAACCCCCTTTGCCGACTTTAAATGCTGGTATATCTCCTGTAACGCCGCCTCAACCTCGGTCTGAGAGGTGAATGACCCCGCATCCGCTATGCTGATTGCTGATGCTGCGTGCGCGCCGCTTGCATCGGCAATATGAGTGGCCACGTCCGCCTGCCTGATGGCAGGTTCGATATCTACCCATGCATGGGTTGTGTCGATATAGCTTGCGATAATGCCCACGAAGATATCATTGGTTACATTTCCTGCAAGGTCTACCGATTCATCATCGGCGATAAAAACATTATCGCCTACGTTGGCTATGGTGATAGCGGTGGCGAGTTTCATCTTGAACAGCCCCCTGCGCCTGACTGTCACATTGATTGCGCCGTCTGCGCCAGACGAATTATCCGCCTGCTCGCGGGCGATGCCCATGAATATCTGGCCTGCCGTGTCCGCGCCGACTACCGCATAGCCTGCGGCATTCACACAGACAATAGCGCCTGCGTATATCTTGTCCCCGTCGTCAACGGGTATGGAGAGGTCAACGCCCTCCATGTATTCTGTTGTTTTGTCTGCTGATAAAGCCATATTACGCCTCCTTTACGCTGAATTTTTTGAATGTTTCGTCGTCTATGCCGCACATTTTGTTTATCATTGCCTGAGAGTCGTCTATTGCGCCGCCTTCGGACTTTTTATCTTCGATTACCTTTCCTTGATGCACCACAACAGGCGCCTTTGACACAAATACGTCAAAACCTGCAAGGTCTCGGGTTGCATATTCCTGTGCCCATTCTCTCTGGGCAGGGGTTATCTTGCCGGCATTTACGGCTTTTTCAACTGCATCGGATGCATCTTTCTGTGATAGTTTTGCAGTCAGGGTATTCACCTGAGCTACAAGATCCGAGACAGTGCCGCTGCCCTGTTTCATTGCCATAATAGTGCCGGTGATTTCCGATTCTGTAGCCCCCTCTTTGAGTCCCAGCACATCGAGAACAGCCTTGTTTGCCACGATTGCCGCCCCCTCGGCTTTTCCAGCCGATAGCTCGGCGAGGAGCTTATTCACAGCAACGATAGCCTCTTCTTCCTTCGCATCCTCGGCCAATCCGAGGAGTTTCCATAGATTCTTCATAATACTTACCTCCCTTTTTGTTTTTTCGTTTGCGCAATTTAAGCTGCTTTTATTCATCAACGGGACCATCCCGTCAATGTTCGGTTGATTTGTGAGCGCAACGTTGATAAGCCGCACCACCTTGTTGTCCTGCTTCCGTTTCAGAAATACCGGCGATACATACCGATATTCTTTATTCTCAATATATTGCCTGGCCTTGCCTGTCCATTCGATTACACCCCATATCCCATCCGCGCCCTTGTTTATCAGCTTCTTTACCCATCCGGCGGCCGGCGCTTCAACTGGCGGGTCAGATAATGTCTGATGCTCATAATCAATAACCATATCGTTTTTGTGTGCCTCGAAATCGCTTATAACCGCCTGTGCGCTCTCCTGATCCAGCACAAAAACACCTTTCGGCGTAATGGTGCGGCCGGCTGGGATGACCTGAATTTCAGCAGGAGCTACACCCTGAAAATCCTTACCTATAAAAATTATGTAATTATCCATCCGTTCCTTCCTCCTTATTACCGTTGAAACACCGTTGCGAATTGTTCAGGCTGCAAATTTCCGGTATGACCCGTATATTTACTCACATTGTTTTCTTTCATGCGCCACAACGCAAATATGAGCATCTTTACTTTCCTCCATCTGTAATATATTGGATCAACCGTTGTCTTATTTTTCCCATGCCTGTCTCAGGTATGATGAGGAATGGCCTTGCCGGTATAGTGACGCCGGGGCGCTTGACCGATTTTACCGGATGAGCTGCCCCCGGCCAGAAGAGCGCCTTTTTATTCTTAGGTCTGATAACGGTTGGTGGAGTCTTGCCTCCAAATTGATGTATGGCTGCATATTTCACGTTTGTACCAACGACTGCTTGTGTGTCGGTTGCCTTTGCCGATATAGAGGCTGCAAGGTGTCCGTGCATCTGGAGTATCTTTCCCGGCCAGTATCCTTGTTTTGTCCTGTTTGCGATGGTTGACGCTTTCAGAGGTTCCCATTTCGGCCTGCCCTGCTGCGCGAAATTTTCTTCCACTTCGTCCCTCATGATCTCCGATATGCTTCTCATGATCGGCTGCATGTGTTTAATACGTGATTGCAGGGTTTTTAAGAGGTTCTGCACGCCGGTATCATCGACTTTGATGGTTATGTCCATAAAAAATTTCCTCTTATCATTCCAAAATGTGCTATAATATGAGCATGTGGATATTTACCAACAAAGGGTTTCTTTCTATCATTCAGGACTGGGATAATCCTGATAACATGATTGTTCGCGCGCGGTTTCCCGGTCACATTAAGGCGCTGTTT